ACAACCCAAAAACTATACGATTAAGTATTATTCTAAGTCGGATGGTAAAAGAGTAAAAAGACCGTACAATCCTGAAAGACAATATGAGTTCGTTGCAAAAAGCACTGGAAACTTAATCAAATGTTATTGGGACGAAAAAAAAGGTGCTTGGAGAAGATCGATTATAGAAAACATCGTCTCCATTAAACCTTTTAAAACTAAAAAAAGAAAGAAAGGTAAGTAGTGGCTAGAACACAACGATCTATAGATGGAAAGAAAAAGGAATGGATAGAGTATTATAAGAATAAAAATTTTTCTTATAGCAAAATAAAAGATGCTTTACATAAAAATCATAATATTAAAACAAGTAAAAGTAATATTTCTTTTCATTGTGGCGAGGATCAAAAATTAAAAGCCTTTGAAAGACATAAAAAGCAAACTGAAGGAATTCAAAGAAAAGTTCATAGTTTTATTTACCCTAAACGTAAGAGAACCGCTGAAATAAAACCAGCGACAAGAACCGATATACGAAAAAAAATGAGAGGTTTTCTTTATGCAAAAAAAGGTAAACGTGCTTTTAGAGACACGCATCTTGAAGTTAAACCTCCTGTTAACAGGATATGGGCTACCTTGGGTATGATTTGGCCAGGAATTACAGTTAAAAATAGAAATTTTCAAGCAGTTAATCAATGGACTAAACAATTTGATTTTGAGAATGGAAAACCCATTATGTTTCCTTTTGTCCGTTGCAGATTAAGTGGAGAAATTATTGACGCAGAACTTTCCAATAGTTCAGTTGATCACATTGATGGAAATCGCAACAATAATCGATTAGATAATTTTTCTTTTGTTAGTGATAAATATAATCGAATGAAGTCTAATTTTAATCACGAACTTTTATATAATATGTGTGAAAAATTTATTAAAATTTACAGAAAATATCATGAAACTCAGTAGTCTTATAGAAAGCATCATCGACGTTGGCTCCGGTTTTTTACTGGCGGTTGCCATACAAGTGTTTATTTTTCCTTTTTTCGATCTTTACCCTTCGATTTTAGATAGTATTAATATTGCGTTAATTTTCACAGGAATTTCCATGTTGCGATCTTGGGTGTGGAGAAGTTACTTTAGGAGACGATATGAAACTCGTTAATTTGCTATTGTTCAAGAGTCGTGCTACACGTCAAGCTATGCACAATTCTCCCTATGATATACAAATGATGAGTATGTTTATTTTTATTACGTTGTATTTGATTATGGATATAATTTTTTAATGGACAAAAAATTTTACGAAATTATATACGATTGTATAGTCAGTGGTCAAGTGTCTTCTGATCGTATCGCTAAGTATCTGAAAGATAAGGGTTTTTATAAGTATTGGAAAAAAAGAAATGAAATGGAATAAACTTTATAAATATCCTAAAAGCTCGCGCTCTTTAATAGAGGGTAATCGTCACTATGATATTAGTAACGAGAAACTTCCTTCGGTAACGACTATTATTTCTCTAACGCAATCGGAAGAGAAAAAGCAAAGCTTAGAGCAATGGAGAAAAAGAGTGGGAGAGCAAGAGGCTGATAATATTAAAAATACCGCCGCTGCTCGCGGCACGTTGATGCATTCTTTTTTAGAGTATTATGTACGAGGCGACAAGCTACTAGACTTGAGCGACGAGGGGCAAGTGGCGAGCGGCATGGGGCAGGTGATCATTGATCAGGGACTTAAAGACATGGAAGAAGTATGGGGCAGCGAGGTGACACTGTTTTATCCTGGTCTTTACGCAGGCTCAACGGATTTGTGTGGTATTTATTCTGGACGCGAAAGTATAGTAGATTTCAAGCAGACCAACAAGCCAAAAAAGAGAGAGTGGATAGATGATTATTTCGTGCAGCTAGGAGCGTATGCTATGGCCCATGACGTTGTTTATAAAACTTGCATCGATCAGGGTGTTGTGTTGATGTGTTCTAAGGACAAATACTTCCAAAAATTTACTTCTAATGGGAAAGAATTTACGAGATACAAGCATAAGTTTTTGGCAAAAGTTGACCAATACTATAAGCTAAAAAAGTAATTACTCCTCTCAATTGTGGCAGAAATGTGTCCAAAGCGAAAAAAGCGTTGGTATACAACGATTCCTAAAAAATGGGCGAAAAAGCGTTGGTGTATAAGGATTCTTATTTGAATTGTGGCAGAAATGTGTCCAAATCACAAAATGGCCACAATTGGAGCCTCCAAAAATGTGGAACTTTTTTTCAAAAACCCGCATAAAACTGATTTTTACCACGTTTTCGATTCCTGTTTTAGGGCAAAAATGTGGAAAAATAGTCCAAAAACCCGCATAAAACTGATTTTTACCACGTTTTCCACATTTTACTTTTTGTTAACAGTTGCTCCTAAGTCATTGATATATAAGGGAAAACCACTCTCCCATACGTTTCCACATTTTTCAAAAACTTTTCGGCTCCAAAAGTCCGTGAAAAGTTTTTTACCTCTTATAAGGTGGAATTAGAGTCAAAATCGACTATTAGTGGCGTAGAATAAGGAAAGTAGTTACCACGTTTTCAAACTCGAAAATGTGGAAAATGTGGTAATCGTTGGTATATAAGGCTTTTTTGCTTTTAAAAATGTGGAAAAGAATATAAACATAAAAATAATGACTGAAGAGAATTTTTTTGATATGTTCAATCGGGTACACAACCCGGACTATTATTATGCCAAAAAGAAAACCAAAGAGAAGAAAACCGAGAAGAAAAAGAAAACTCGTAGTTCCAACTCAGTCAAGCGATATCCCATTTTCAAAGTATCGAATTGAGTGGGTCGATGCGTTGTCCGACTCTGGTTGGGCAGATGATAGAGAGTTTAATAAAATGAAACTAGCATATCCTGTAAATGAGGGCTGGTTATACTCCAAAGATAAAACTTCAGTTAAAGTGTTCGCATCATATGATCTAGACCCTACAACTAAAGAAATGACTTATGGAGATCGAACAATGATTCCAACTACGTGGATTGTTAAGATGACAAAAATACAATGAAGAAAAGATCAGCTCGTAAAAAGATAATTGATTTAAAGAATAATATACGCAAGTTTCTACGTAAGATTAGGAAGAAGTAGATGTGGGATCCAAATCGATACCGTCTGTTATTTTCTTCAACGATTGTAATGGCTTTGTTTTTTTGCTTTTTTCTTTCTCTTTTGGGTTAAGTCTAATTTCTTTTTGTTTTTCTTTAACTTTAGCCTTTAAATCTTTCTCTTCTACACCTTCTAATATCGGTGCGTACTGATCTATAATCTCTGCCATGCGTTTTTCTAATTCTTCTTCTGACAAGTCATCTAGCTTACCGGTACGTATAATCTTTTGTTCAATGTATAATCCCGCTGCCTTGCCTCTTGCTACTTCTGCGTTGACGGCTGCAGACCATGCTCCTTTCTTTAAGGCTTCTTGTCTAATTTTAGCTAGTTCTGTAATGTGACGACCATAGGTTACATCATATTTTTTTTGGTTCTCTGCTCTTAACTCACCAATATATTTAACTACAAGAGGATATCTCTTTGGATTTTGTAATTCATAAGCTCTAATTCTACAAGCCTCACCATAACCCGCTTCTCTTGCGCATTCTGTTCCGTTCATTCGGCCTTCATTTGACACAACTAATTGAGCAAATTTAATTTGTTTTTCTGTAAGTCTTTTGGGTACTCCCATATTTGACTATTACAGTAATTTCAAGTACAAGTCAATTTATGATAAGTGGAAAGTTACTAGCTCAACAATTGGAAAAATTCCTTAAATCTCCAGTCTGTCAAAACGCAAGAGTTATGGTTAAATTACCTCACGGCGAATATAGATCTCCCGATGGTCATTTTGATATTTTGTCTGTGAGCCTAATAGAAAATAATATTTTAGGACACAGAGAAAGTCATAGAATTGTAATTGAACTCGCACCTCAAACTTGGAATATGGGTAAACCAAAAAAGAAATTGTAAAAGACTTGACTACTTGAACAGAGTATGAAATTAGAGTCTAAATTTTACAATGAGCTTAAAAGAATTACACCACAGATTAGATGGACAAGGATTGAAAATACTAGCGTACTCGGTACTCCTGATCTATTGGGCTATAATAGTTCTGGCAAGTTTTTCACTGTTGAATTAAAGGTCACTAAGACCAACAAAGTTCGCCTGTCCCCTCATCAAATATCTTTTCACATTCGTCACCCTAAAAATACTTTTATCCTCGTCAAAGCCAAAGACGCCTGTCGCTTGTATCTTGGTAAACAGGTGAGAGAGCTGTTCGCTTGTGGTTTGTCGCTTGAGCCTGTCGCTTGTGGTTGGACGGATACTCGCTTGTGGTTGGAATCTTTAGGACAATAGTCCTCTAGCTTATTTGTGGTGGGCATTGTGAGTTATTCGGTGTTTCTACATTCTTTGTGTTTTGTTTCTGGCTTATATCCTAATTCTTCAAAAATTCTCTTGACATATTTTTCAGTTTTGTAATTTTTAATTTTTTCATTACACCAAGCCAAAACTCTAAAATCACCAGCACCAAAACATTCAGAATTGAAAATTTGGTCTTCTCTTGACATTTTTTCTTCAATTATTTTTTTAAGTATCATACTCGCCTCTCTTTCTTGGTTATTTAACTTCCGTAATGTTTAGCTGGTATTGTTAAATCAAGATTTTTTACTTCTTCTAATTTATCTAAAGCCATATCATAAAACACACACGAACATTCAGTATTCACATCTTCTTTAGGGTTATAATTAGGATTAGTTTCAAGTTTTTCTTGCCAATCACTATAAGGGCAAAAAGTTTCATCTCTAAAATCCCTAATGTCTTGCATTATTTGTTCTAGCTTGTCTTTTTCTTTATTGTCCATACTCGCCTCTCTTTCTTTGTTATTCTACTTTTTGTTTAAGTCTTTGATTTATTGGTATTCCAGACACTAACATTTTTTTACTTCTATAATCGTAAATGTCAAAATACTCATATTTATTTCTCTTATCATTAGTTCTTAAAATTAAATCATAATTCATAAGAATATCATTTATACTATCATTTTCATTTTTAAGTATTATTTGACAATGCTTATCTTCTATCATTTGTTCCTTTCTTGGTTATTCTGTGTTTCTACATTCTTTGTGTTTTGTTTCTGGCTTATATCCTAATTCTTCAAAAATTCTCTTAACATATTTTTCAGTTTTGTAATTTTTAATTTTTTCATTACACCAAGCCAAAACTCTAAAATCACCAGCACCAAAACATTCAGAATTGAAAATTTGGTCTTCTC